TACATCAGCCGGACCAATACTGTCGTCACTTGCTTGCATTATAATATACAATAAGATATAAAATTATATCAATATTCCATCTTAGTAGACCTCTTTATCTAAATCAATATTCCATCTTAGTAGACCTCTTTATCTAAATCAATACACGATTCGTCGATTGTATCAACTATTTCAATTGTTATATTTTCTGGCACTTCTGACACATCTACATATTCCACTACATCGCTCAAAATATGTAGTTTCATCTTGAAATCCGAATTATTTACAACACATTTACTCGTCCATCTTTCTAATGGTAGTATGTCATTCAATGAACTCACCCTCCCTTTAACACCTTGGTATTTACGTTCCCGTTTTCCTGGTCTCCCCGATGGACATTTCATTCTCCATTCACACGATAATGCGTTTACATGGTCTGGAAATCCTGATAACATCGCACATATTTCCCACGCACCTCCTTTTCCGTGTGTTGCTCTTGCACCCCCTTTAATTTCCTCATTATGTTGTCGTAATCGTCTCATAGGATTATTCGTCGAACCATTATACGTGTTATTTTTGAATTGTTCTAATTTATTTCGTAAAATATAACAATACCACATTCTATACTATATCAATAAACAAAGCCTTTCAATAATTTTGTATTACTATTATATAATGCCTATTGACATAAACCTTTTAGGCGATGACGGAAAACGACTTTTTAGGGAGTGGAAAACCAAAGTTGAAAAACACAATAAATATACCGTTAGAGGTAAATATTTCAAAGAACGTAGAATGGACGAGTGGCAAAAAGAACTTGCCGAAATAAATAATCATTACCGCAAAATCTTAAAAGAAATGGAAAACAAAAAGAAGAAGGAAATGAAGGAATTAGAAAAGGCGGTTAAGGAAGCAGAAAAGGCAGTAAAAGAAGCATCACCAAAGAAGGCGAGTGCAAAGAAGACCGGAAGAAGTCGTTGCCCTCGTGGAACACACAGAAACAAGAAAACCGGAAATTGCGAAAAGAAATCCGCGCAAACAAGAAAACGTTGTCCGAACGGAACACGCAGAAACAAAAAAACCGGAAATTGCGAATAATTGATTTTTCTTTACACCCTTGATGAAACAAGAATAAAAATGACTTATAGGGTGTATCATTGCTATACACATCAATGATACACATGTTTTGGATTTTAGGATTATTTTTACTATATTCGTCTGGATTTTCCTACAATCTTCCTCACCCATTGACATCCTTTACGAAGCACGTTCAATATGATGTTATTCATCCATTGTACTCATCCCCATTATACGTTTATACGGAATGGTATGACAACAAACTCCCGTTCCTTTTTTCAAAACCATTTATTCATATAGACAATACTATCTATATACGGGGATTTTTAGAAAAACGTTGGCGTTATAACCGCGCACCAATATTATTGTTAAAAATGAAAAACCAACAAGCATACAAGAACCACGACGAAAAGACGATTTGTATTGATGACGTTATCCACAATACGTATGACCCTGCTATCAAAAAGAACCGCCAGTATGGAGCTCCAAAATCTGCGCGGGATTTTAATCGGGAATTGTGGGATTTTTATAGCACACAATACGGCATTACACAAAACAAAAGAGTGAATGTTTCCTTTTTACCCGATACAATGTATTCTAAAAAACACCGAACTGGGTTCTCGTGGGCTACACAAGACTTACGAATTGAATATTCAAATGGTCAGTTATATATTCAAAGTCCCGTATTGTATACAGAAGACGACGATACCCGTTCATCAAGATATGCCGGTATGTACTATATGAAATTGCTTACCCCGGAACTTATTATGTTTCTACTCGAAAAGTATTCCAAATAATCAGCACATACGCGTGTGATTACGTAAGAATGTTCTATTATCAAAAACTTCAATAAAAATATATAAAGCCACAGACATTATATACTATATACAATGTCTGCGTTTGACATTGACAATGCTGTTGCGAACTGTCTTAACCAAAACGATTTTGATGGATTGAAGGTTCTTATACAAGAATCAAAAACGTATCAAGAGCCTTTTTTTATTAAACACCTACCTTCTTTACTTGAAAAATTAAGCGACCATAAGCACGGCGTAGTAGCACGCGAATGTGGTGAGCTATTGATTTCCAAAATGAACCCTTTCGGTATGCAAGCCTATACCACAATTTTGTATTCAGGATTCTCTTCACTTAAATGGCAAACCAAAGTAGGGGCATTGGTCTTGCTCGGTTCTTTTGCCAAACACCAAAAAGAAATTGTACAGTTTTATTTACCTGATTTTATTTTGAAGCTTATTACCATTGCAAGTGATGTTAAGAAAGACGTGAAAAACCAAACACGCAAATGCTTTGAGGAACTATGCAGTGTTATTGATAATGTAGATATTACAGGAATCATTCCAAACGTGATTGATGCTTATATGGAGCCCGTGAAATACACCGAGAAAGCATTGGATACATTGGTTGCTACCAGCTTTATTAATGAAGTAGATATGTCTACTTTGGGATTGTTAGTTCCCATTCTTACACGTGGTATGCGTGAAAAGTTGGTTGCGTCTAAGCGTAGAGCAGCATTGGTTATTGGAAATATGTGTAAATTGGTAAACGACCCCAGAACGGCTGCTTCCTTTTACCCCATTTTAAAACCTGTATTGGAAAGAGGCATTGATGAAATTGCGGTGGAAGAAGTACGTAAGGTATGTAGTCATTCATTAGAGACATTGCAACGGGTTGCAGGTGAAGCAGCTGTTATTAGTGAAAATGTAATGAAGTTTGCAGATTTGGAAAATTGTATTCGCAATGTTTGTAAAGATGTTATGAATCACATTCCAAATGAATTGCTACATCATATGGCATTTTGTTGCGAAAGTTTGGTTCAATCAAATAATCGTAAATACGACGACTGGAAACAATGTCTGGAACCTTATTTGAGCGGGGTTATTCCTGCCGAAGTAGAAATGGATACCATTGTAAAGGCAGTCCACGAAGAAGGTATTAAGAATTTAACATTGGACAAAGTTGACCCCGAGGATGAAGAGGAAGATTTGTGTAATGCTCAATTTTCATTGGCTTATGGCACCCGTGTCTTATTGCATCAAACGCCTTTCCGTGTTAAAGTTGGACGTAAATATGGTCTGGTTGGACCCAATGGTGCTGGTAAATCCACCTTGATGAAATCAATTGCGGGAGGAAATTTACAAGGATTCCCCACACACTTGATTACCGTGTATGTTGAATGTGAAATCATTGGCGAGAAAGCGGAAATGAGTGTATTGGAATACATTATGAGTGATGAAAAAGTAAAACAATGCGAATGTTCCGAAGAGAAAGTTACTGAAATGCTTGCATCTATGGGATTCGGTGTTTCCAGAACTGCTGCTGCAATTGATGCGGGTGTTGGAACACTCTCCGGTGGTTGGAGAATGAAGTTAGCTTTGTCTCGTGCTATGTTGCTGAACCCAGATATGTTGTTATTAGATGAGCCTACGAATCACTTGGACCAGTTTGCTGTAAAATGGCTGACGGATTACTTGGTTGAACTAAAAACGTGTACATGCTTGATTGTATCCCACGATACCAGCTTTTTGGACAATGTATGCACCAATATTATTCATTATGAAAATCTTAAATTGAAATCATACCAAGGCAATTTATCTGCATTTGTAAAACAAAAACCAGAAGCAAAGGCTTATTATGAACTTTCATCAGACTTGGTTGCGTTTCAATTTCCAAACCCTGGTCCGTTGGATGGCGTAAAATCACTTACCAAATCTGTTTTGAAAACCAAGGGGGTTCATTTTCAATACCCTACTGCTCCTCACCCACAATTGATTGACGTATCTATACAGTGTTCGCTTGCTTCACGCGTAGCAGTTGTAGGTGTGAATGGTGCTGGCAAATCAACTTTGGTGAAATTAATGGTGGGTGAATTGGAACCCGACCAAGGGTTAATTGAACGCCATCCCAACGTTCGTATTGCTTACGTAGCACAACACGCCTTCGCACACATTGAAGAACATTTAGAAAAAACACCTGTTGAATACATTATGTGGCGTTATCGCGGTGGTGTTGATAAGGAAATGTTGAAAAAGGATTCGGTTACACTGACAGATGATGAAATTAAACAAATTCGTCAAAAAGCGGTTGAGGAGAAAACGGGAATTGTGGAAGAACTCAAAGCACGTCGCACTGGAAAACGAGAGCACGAATACGAAGTCGTTTGGGAAGGGGAAGGTCGCGAAGATTCTTGGTTAAGTCGCACTGAATTATTACAAATGGGGTATAAAAAGATGGTTGATGAAAAAGACGAACAAATCAGTATGGAATCTATGATCGGACAACGCAAACTGACAACGGGTGAAATCCAGAAACACTTTGATGGGTTCGGTTTAGAACCCGCTTTCGCGCAACATACCCGTATGGGCGCATTGTCTGGCGGTCAAAAGGTGAAGGTTGTTCTGGGTGCTGGATTATGGAACTTGCCACATATTATTATTTTAGATGAGCCAACCAACTTTTTAGATAGAGATTCATTAGGCGCTCTTGCAAGCGCTATTAAGGACTTTAAAGGTGGTATTTTTATGATTTCGCATAATGCCGAATTTTATGAAGCATTGTGTCCGGAAAAATGGATATTAGAATCCGGTAGATTGACTGTTATGGGTGCTGAATGGATGGATGAAGTTGAAAAAGCACGGAAAAAGGCAGAAAAGTTAGCAAAAAGACAACTTACTCTTCAAGAAGAGGAGGAGCAAAAGGATGCGTTAGGAAATACGATTGTAAAAGAAAAATCACAACCCGAAGCAAAAGACCTTAGTAAGGGCGACCGAAAAAAACTAATGAAACAAAGAAAAGAAATGATTAAAAATGGGGAAGATACATATGAACTTGATGTTTTACTGGGGTTAGATTAAAGAATTTTGTAAATACTATATAGCTTACTAATTTTAAATGTATATATATTTTTCACACATTGCTTGGATTACTTTACTTGAAATATGCTTCTTTTTTTATTATATTGGTCCGGTTGGGACAAAGATTATTATGCGTTTTATTGAAAATATGATTGAAGGACCTATTGAAGATATTGATATTATCTTAAATAAGTGGAATATTAGTCGAGAACAATTTATTAATGATGTATATCAGATTGATGATGTGTCCGATATTGAACATGAATTATATATGGATAAACAAAACGGTATTGATAACCGTACGCAACATAATAACGCATTATTATTACTATGTGTCGAATTCTGGACGATGTTTTGTTTCATTGGTATATTAGTGTATATTATTGAAAAGTGCTATTGCAAGAAAAATACCCTACTACCTTATCGTAAGCAATCAATTGATGACGATGAATTACAAGAAGAGTTTGATAAGAAGATAAAAATGTTTTATTACTGTAAAAATGGAACACAATATGTTTTCTTTGGCGGTAGTATTTTAGTTTTTCAATTTATCTTTTTTACATTTGTTATTTTTAATTACAAACCATTGTCAATACAAGAGATTAAGTATTTCGTATATCATTATTTACTGAAAAACTAACTTTATTAAAATACATTC